ATGAAAAAAGAATAAATGAAGTGTATGGAAAGTAGAAAAACAATGACGGGGGGAGTATTCCCCCCTATTGTTTTATTTTCCCCCCACTCTTGACAAAGAGCCGTAAAATATAAAACAAATATAACTGTATTAATCCAATATAAAGATACTTTTGATGATGTGGGTAATGTACTAGCTTCTGGTTCACAAAAATTTCAAAGAAGAGAATTGATTGTTGGAATTGAAACGCGAAAAAAAGAAATCGAGATAAATAAAACTTTAAATTCATTATTAGAGATAGAGAATGAAATAAAAAAAGCATTAAAAAAAATAATATATAAATTAAATTTATAAAGGATGTCCTATTATGTTAAAAAAAATAATAAAAACCCTAGAAATAAGATTTTCTATAGAAAAAGAAAGCTTTCTTGATATATTCTTAAAAATAATAAAAATATTTTTTCTATTAGTTATTTTAAAGTTACTAATAAATAATTTTTACGTACCTAAAGAATTCTACTGGGATAGATTTGATTTTAATTTTAAAAAAAGAGAATACTTTTTAGAATGGGAAGACGGGTGTAAAATAATAGAAATAGGTAAAAAAGGTAAATACTATTATGGTAGGGTTATTTCAGGTGGAATAACATTATATAAGCCTGGAGAATATGATTACTCAAAATGTGAAGATGAATATTTCTTAATAGATGACAGTAATGGTTTAGATATAAATATCTATTATAAGAATAAAGAAGATATTTTAAAAGTTATAAAAAAATACAAACCTAAAGAACCATATAAATTTTTTATGTTTTCAATATTAAGATAGTTGTTTATTTTCATCTGAAACGATACATCGTAATGGAAGTTTCAGCAATGTGGATGAAGTACATAACAACACAGGAACAATGATAATAAGGGGCTTCAACCAGGAAGGTGGAAAAGTAACAGGAAACATTGGAAGATTTGAAGCCACTTCATTACAGAATACGAGTATAACAACAGGAAGCATAAGCACAGACAAGTTTGCAGATGCCGTAATGGATGAAGAAAGTGGAGAAACCGGCTGTTACATTAAAAAAGTCTGAGATAGAAAATGGCTCATTAAACAGACAAAATAAAGTTGTAAATACAATAAGAGTTGGAAGATGGATGAGTAAAGATGAATTAAAGAAATGCCAGAAGTATATAATACTGAAATAAAAGGAGAAAAATAAAATGCGAAAGATTGCAAATTTAAAAGAAAATATTATGAAAATATTAAAAAATAAAAGAGAAAAATTGAGATTAAATGGTATAGTGATAGATGTAGTTAAAGACAATGAAGAAGAATACTATATAATTTTAGAAAAAGAGAAATACTGGGCGTCTATTGTAATAGCTAACCCGTATTGTGCACCATATAAAAATGTTTCATTTGAAATATATAGAGTAAGTGATGCAAAAATAATTTCTTTCTATTACGATAATGAAAATACAACTTTTCAAGAAAATATAGAAAAAATAGATGAAATTATGAATTATTTTCTAAATATAAGTTAGAAATATCATGATTTTTTTAAGCTGTGTGGATGTTACATGGGCTTTTTTTATTTCAAATATAGTAAAATTATGAATTTTCTTTTAAGTATCTTTTAGATAAATATCTATAAAACATATTTTCAATGAATAATTTTGAAAAAATAGAAATGACAAACACTATTACGAAAAATATTAAAAAATGACAGACATTATCAATTTCATGAAAATATTTTCTGTATATATGATAAATAGGCACATGAAGAATGTACATTGAGTAACTTAAACTTCCTAGATATACGAAAATTTTATTACCCATAAAATTACTGAAAAATCCTTTATCTAAAAACAGGAATGTAATTAGGGGAATGAAAGATACTGATATAACTGTTGAAGAATATAGAATTACTTTGTTATATTGAATGAACAGCATTAAAAATGCAAAATAAAAAATAATCAAAAAAGAAAAATATTTTTTTGTACTGATATTTTTCAGTTTATAAGATAAAACCATTCCCAGCAAAAATGATGCAATGTGCATCAAAGGAAAATAATTAATTAAATGATAGATGTATGAATTATCACTATATTTATTAAAGATTAAGTATGTATAGTAAGTATAAGCTGATAAAAGTATAGCTGAATATATAGAATATTTAGGAAATTTTTTTAAAAGTTTTAAAAAAAATGGAAAAAGTAATATCAGGAAAGCTAAAACAGAAAGATACCATGCAGAGTAGTTATAATTTTGATCGGTAGCCTTACCCCATATTAGACTTTGTATCATAAAAATACTGTACACCAATTTTTCTTTGTACTTTATAGAGTATACAAAAAGAAGAAGTAAAGAAAAAATATACGTAGGATAAAATTTAAAAAGCCTTGTCAAATAAAATTTTTTTATATTTACTTCTTTATCCGAATAGGAATATGTCAACATAAAACCCGATAATACAAAAAAGAAATACACCCAGATAGAGCCATTTTGAAATAAAATAGGTATTTTATTATAAAAACCTGTATTTCTAGCTGTATGAAAAATTATGACACTAATTGCACCTATAAATCTAAATATCTCAAATTGATTGTATTTCTTCATGCGTAAACTCCTTTTTTATTAATATTTTAACAAGAAAACAAAATAAAATCAATTAAAAAAATAGAAGTCTGATTTTATAATAAATACAGTATAAAGAAATCAAAATAATTGTGAAATCGAAAAATATACAAACTATTTAAAAAATTAAGATGTTTACATTAAAAATAATTTGACAAATAATAAAAAATGTAGTATAAATAATTAAATAAAAATTAATAATAAAAGGTGGGGTTATTATGAAAAGTGAGGTAAAAAGGGAAAAAAAGTTTCAGAAGGGCTTTACTCTGGTTGAAGTTATTCTTGTTGTGGCTATAATTACAATAATATCGGCAATAGCAGTGCCACAGGTGGGAAAGTACCTGAATAAGGCAAACAGGAGTAAAATAATAGGAGCAATAGCGGAATTAAACAATTCATCAACATCTTGGAGTATCGATCATGGGGGAGATATACCAAATAGTTTACAGGACATATTCAATGAACAGGGAGATTTAAAGAAACTTGGAATAGGAGCAGATAACAGCGGAAATTTCAAGATTGGAAATATTCATGGAAAAATTTTATATAGCAATGGGGAAGTATATGCAAAGACAGATCCCAACAGCAAGGCATTTCCAAATGAGGAAATTAGAAAATAATGTCTGGTTTAAATGCAGTTCATATATTTGAAATTATTGAATATATTACTTTTTTTTATATATGTATGACAGATATAAAAAAGAAAATAATACCTGACAGTGGTTTTATAATACTTGTAATTACAGGATTATTAAAAGGTATGGCAAAAGGGAATCTGGAAGGATATTTTTTAGGAATGTGTGTCTATCCGATGCCGTTAATAATTCTGTATATACTGGAAGATTATTTTAAGAAGGAACTGATAGGATTCGGAGATATAAAGCTGATGATGGGAATTGGAGGAAATCTGGGATATAAAAATCTTGCAGAAATAGTAAAATTTTATCATGCGGTATATTTTCTTGCTGGAATTATGGCGATTCTATTTATACTTTATCTAAAATATAAAGGAAAAAAAGCTGAGTATATTCCTTTTGCCCCTTTTCTTATTATGGGGGTTATTACAAGGATAATGGATATTCAAATATTATAAGGGATGGATTTAATCATGAAAAATAAAGGGGAAACGCTGGTTGAAAGTCTTTTATCCATATTTTTTGCTGTTATTGTCCTGACACCTGTTTCAAATCTGATTTTAAAGACTTTCAGAACGGACAGTAAGATTGACAGGAAAAATATTTTTAATATGGAAACAGAAAATATGTCAGAAATATTGAAAACAAAAGATTATGCATTTCTGTACAGTCGTATTGGAAAACATGCGATACAGAATAAAAATGACTTTTACAGTAAATTTGCAATAGAAGGAAAGTATCAGATACTGAAGGAGAGTGTCAATGGAAAAAGTCGTAATCTGGAAATAAAAGCAACAGAAAACTATTATCTGAATGAAAAAGGGGAAAAGGAATATATACTGGAAATAATTATAGACGGGAAAAAGAATTATTATTTTCCTGAAATAAAGTAAAAAAGGGGGATTATGAAAGGGGATAAGGCGGGTAAAAAAACAGGAGGGTATCTGCTTCTTGAAATACTGATATGTATGCTCCTGTTTTCAGTAGTTGTATTTGTAATTTCAGTATTTTTAAAAAGAACTGTAATGATAGAAAAGAAAAAGTCAAAAACTCAGAAATTGGAAGAAAATATCCACTTTCTTACAGATAAAATTTTTGAAGATATATCAAACAGGGACAGGGAAGTTTTTGAATATGAAGGAAGCATGGATAATTTTCATATAAAAGGAAATTATGTTTTATTTAGAAAGGATAATTTATTTTATAAGCTGGAATATACAAATAAGAAATTATACATATCAGAAGGAATAAATCTGTTAAATCTGGGAAGCAGGACAGCTTTAGGAGAATATGAAAATCTGGAATTTAAAAAAGCGGACAGATTATTTATGATTGTAATGAAAAATGGGAGTAGTGAAGAAGTTAAGGTAATTAATTTAATGTAGAGGGGGAATCTGATGAAGAATAAAAAGAGGGGGGCAAGTCTTGTTTATGTTCTTATAATTTTATCTGTCATTCTGACTTTTTCAACAGGATTTATCTATTTTGTGCATGAGCGTGGGAAAATAACTGTTCTGAGGGAGAAAAGTGACGGGAGCAGGAAAATATCAAACAGTTATATGGCAAACATGGAAGACAAAACTGCTAAAAGATTGGAAAACAGGGGATTAAGTATTAACGGAAATCAGGAAGTTATAAAGGGGAAAAGTGATTATTTCAATAAGAAGTTCATAATAAGCACATCTGGTCAGAATGAACTGAAAAGACTTCTATTTTCAGGTAATCATGAAGAAAGTATTGGGAACTTTAAAATAAAGGAAATAAAGGATTTTGCAGGAAATGAATATTTTCCGCCACTTGAAGAAAATACAGTTTATAATAATCTGAAAATAGTATATTTTAAGAAGGTTTTAGGGAAAGAAGTCAATTATAGGGAAGAACTGGAATTTAAAAGGATAGATCCCATGACTGTGGAAATTCAGGAAAAGAATGGCGGGTTTGTTTTAAACTAAAATATAAGAGAGAACAAATTGAGGTGAAAAATGTTTGAGAAAATAAAAATTTATATGAGAAGTAAGGATAAAGTCTATATTTACATGAATGAAGAGATTCTGTTTTTTGAAAATCAGGAATTATCTTCTATTCTTGAAAATTTAAGGGAAGAAAGTGAAACAAATGAAGAAATGGCTGTTTCAGTTATTCTGCACTATCCTTATTTTTTATTTGAAGAAGATTTACAGGATAAAAATAATTTTATAAATAAAAATATGAAATATATATGTAAAAAATATTATTTAAATCATATGGAAAACAGGTATATAAATCTGTATATGGAAAGAAAACAGATAAATGATATAAAAAACAGTTGCAGACAAGCTGGCTTTAAGCTTATGGACATAAAAACAGATTTTGATATAATTTATGGTTTTTCGAAGGAAGAAGATATTGAAATATTACAGGTTGGGGAAATAAACAGTATAAGAATGCTGGTAAAAAATGAAAAAATAGAAGAACTTGAAAAGCTCGATTTAAAACTGGAGGATATGGAAGACAGAGAAAATTTTGATTTTGGGGATATGAAAACTTTCTTTTGTGAAGAAGAGGACATAAAGAATATTTTTCAGAATGAAGAACTGGAAAATAATATAAATTTTCTGAGTAAAAATAACCAGCTTGAGCTTGGAGATTTAAAAAATATAAAATTAAAAGATGTACTGGTTGTTGTTGTTCTGATAGGAATCTATGTATTTTTAAATGGAATGATTCCTTTAGGGAAACAGGTTGAAAAAAATAATAATCTGAAGAAACAGGTGAAAAGCCTGGAATCTGAATATTTAAAGGAGAAGAATGAAAAACTTCCGGATTATTCAGAAGAGTTGTTGAAATTAAATGAAATTGATAATGGAATAAAAAGGAAGGAGTATTATTCATTTATAAAATTTCTGGTAGATAACAGTATTAACGGAATAGATTATACTAAAGTGAAGTATGAGAATAAAAAATGGCTGATACAGGGAGAAATAGAAAATTTTGATAATTTTGAAAAGTTTGAAAGTAATGTGAGGAAAAAATATGAAAACAGCGAACTTGGATATATAAAAGACAATGATGAAACAACGGTTTTTGAATATACTGTAAGTGAGAAAGAATAGTGTGGGAAGGTTGAAATGGAAAAAATTAAAATAAAGGGAATTATACTGGTTCTGTTGCTTGTGCTGGGAATATTGGGATTAAATACCAAATATCAGAAATACAGGAATGAAAAAAATAACGAAAAACTGCTGAAGGAAAATAAAAAGGAACTGGAAGCGAAAATAGAAAATGTTATTTCAGAAAGGGAAGAACGTAGAAAGGAAATGCAGTCTGATTATGAGCAGATTCAAATAATAACAGGGAAATTAGGATTACTTTCAATGAAAAATGAGTCAGAATTTAAAAAGATGATTTATGTTTTTACGAGGGAAAGCGGGCTTAAAATGAATGAAATATCAAAATCAGAGACTTTTTGATATTGAAAAAACTAAAATCAATAAAATCAGTATTTTCAGTATCTGCAGAGATTAAAAAATTGAATTAGAATTAAAAAAATGAGAATAAAACAGGTCTATTGGTAACAAATTGGTAACAAAATAACAATAAAACATTGACAAAAATCTAATCATTATAATCCAGTTTTTTTATTTCTGTTAATAAATCTTCTGAATTATAATGAGTGTATATTCCATTTGTCACATCTTTTGATTTATGACCTACAATTTTTTTTAATTTACTTTCTGAAACTCCTAACTGCTGCATACGTGTAATAAAAGTATGTCGTGTTGAATGTCTGTTATGAGTAAATCCCAGTTCTTTCTGTAACTGATAGTAACGTCTTTTAAAAGTGGCATCGCCGATTGCCTGTATTCCTTTAGGGCCTTCAAAAAGATAATTTTTATTCTCATTATAGTTTCTTTCAACTATTTCCTTAACCTTAGGATGTATTGGAATTATTCTGTTTTTACCTGCATTGGTTTTAACTCCTCCTGTCATATAATTTTCTTCCAGATATATGTCAGTTATTTTTACTGTCCTGATTTCTGCAGATCTCATTCCTGTATATAATAAAATTAATACCATATCAGCTGTCTCTTTCAGTTTATGGTAATCAGTATTGGATATTTTTCTTATTGACTGTACAAGTTCATTATCAAATAGCGTACGTGCAAATTTATTTACTTCAATTTTACTTATATCAAGTGTCTGACTGATATCCCTGTCCACAATTTCATTTTTCAAAGCTATACTGTACAGGGATTTAAGTATTGTTTTGATAACCTTAGTTACTGCTTTTGTCTTTCCAGTAAATACAGATTGGTAATGGGAATATTTCAGTTCCCTTATTGGTCTATTTTCAAGATTTAGCAAATGATTTTCCCATGCTCTTGTATAAATCTGCAATGACTGAGGTGCTATTTCCTTAGATTTGTCGACTAACCACAATTCATACAAATCCCCAAGTGTAGTATTTTTTTCATCAATGTTATAAGGATTTATTTTATATTTTGCTAAAGCAATTTCAGCATCTTCAGATGTTTTAAAATAACCTATAATTGGTCTTTTTACAGTGCCGTCAATCTGAATTTCTGCAGGGCCTCTTACAATCCAAGGCTTACTTCTATTTCCTGCAAGTTTTGTTATACTTCCAGCTCCATTGAGCTTTCGAGTTCTTCTTTTTTTTCTTCCCATAAAAAAAATCACACTCCTTCTCTTGTCGGAATTAAAAATGTGTGATATACTTAATTCGTGAGGTGTAAGTATATCCCTTATACTGAGACTCTGTTGCCAGCAGGGTCTTTTTTTTACTTATTAAAATTATTTTGATTCACAGGCAATTCCGTCACCATCTCTATCAAGTTTTGAACTATACCCAGGTTCTCCTTTTTTAATATCTGAATATCCTGCAGCTCTTGCTTCTTTACAGCTTTTGAAATAAACAGTTGAATTTCCAGTTGTTTTTTTAACTTTTTTAGTTGCTCCTGCCATAGGCAATGCCAAAATAACTCCTCCCAGTAGAATTGCCAATAATACTTTTTTGTTTCTCATAAACTTTTCCTCCTATATTTTAAATTTTTGTTACTGAATTATTTCATAATTTCCTTCATTCTTTCATTGTATGTTTTTATGTTAGTTTCTATTTATTTCCTCCAGATTTTTCTTTTTTCTCCTGTTCTTTTTTAAATTTCTGATAATCACTATTTGGATCAGGATTATTAATCTGGTCTTTTAATTTTTCCTCTTCAGTTTTTTCTTTTTCTATTCCGTAGAAATATTTTTCAGCTCTTTTTATAATATCAGAATAATTTTCAGGATGTCTTGCTTTTATAAGTTTTCCAGCTTCCAGTTTAGATTTTTTTAAATCGTCTCCTGTATCTTGTAAAGCTTCAACCAGTTGTAAATATTCTAAGAAATCTTTTTTATCTTCAGGACTCAGTTTCTCAGTCTTTGGATAAATTTTCATATATTTAGTTACTCCATGCTCCATTTTCCACTGTGCATGAGTTCCAAGAAGTCTTTTATTTATATAATCCTCGTCACTGTATGCAACTATAACAATATTGTCATTAAGAAAATCTTTTCTTTTTGCCTGTTGAATATCCATTATAATTTTATAAATTTCATCATGGGTAGCAGTTTCAGGAACATATACCTGAATAATAAATTCTCCTGTTTCTTTATTTTTTATAATCCTAGGTTCAAATTTTTTTTCTGTTTCTTGAGTATCTGAATTTTTATTTTCAGTTTTTACATTGCTATCGGATTTTATTTGGTTTGTATTTATAGTTTCCGAATTATCTTTTTTAAGATTAGATTTTTCATCAGGTGTAAACGTAATATTAAAAATAAATATTATGAAAAATATTCCATAAATAATTAAAAAAATATTCTTTTTCTTGTTATTTATTTTGGATTGAAATATTACTACTGGTATTAATACAAACCAAAATAATATAATTAATAATACTCCCCACCATGTTTTGTACCAAACTTTTTTTTCTTCCACTTGAATCACTCCTTTATTTTAATATTTTACTTACCATTGATTTTCTACAAATGTTCTAATTACTCTGCCTTTACATAAAAGTAATTTTTCATTTAAAACAATAATATCGTCATATTCTGAGTTAAAAGATCTCAATCTTATTATTCCTTGTTTGTCAATTATCAATTGCTTTATGTATGTTTCATCATCATATTCAAAAACACATACTTTATTATTTAAATTTATTGGGTCACTACACAATTCGGGATCTACAATAGCAGTAGATCCATCAGGAATACTTTTATCAATTCCAGTCATGCTGTCTCCTGAAACTCTGATTGCAAAAATTCCTTTTTTGTATATATGTTTTGGAATAGTATAACTTCCTATTTCCTGTTCAAGATTAATATATCCATTTCCAGCACTAGCTTTTCCATACATTGGAATTTCAACTATTTCAAGTGGAATTAACTTTTCATAAGTAATCTTTTTATTTGAAATATTATATGGAGCGGTCGGTTCGGCAATCATATCATATGATAATTCATTAGATGATGTTTTATCTTCTTCCCATCCCATTAAATAAGCTGGGGTAGTTTTTAATACTTTGGCTAAAGGAATCAATTTATCTATCCCCATATTTTTAACATCATTAGATTCATATCTAGATATAAGACTTTCTGAAACTCCTAATTTGTCGGCTACTTGTTTTAAAGTGAGACCTAATTCTTTTCTTCTGGCTCTTATAATTTCATTAACTTTCATATCACTACCTCCATTTATATAATTTTACCTCAAAACTTGAAAATTTTCAAGTTTTTTTTGTCTTTTTAAAATAAAAACTTGAAAATAATCAAAAAATTATTTGACATAATAAAAAAGTTGTGGTACTATTAACTTGAGGAAATTCAAGAAAAGGAGGAGAGATGTTAAATGTACCTAAAATAAAAGGAAGAATGAGAGAAATGAAATGGACTCAAGAGAGTTTAGCAAAAGAAATGGGAATAAATCCCACAACCATAAACTATAAAATAAATAATGAAAACGGAGAATTTCTTACAATTGAAGAAGCTGAAAAGCTAAAAAATCTTCTTAAAATCCCAAAAGAAGAGTTAAATGAATATTTTTTTTACAACAAAACTTGAGTATCCTCAAGAAAAGAAAAGGAAACAAAAAAGAAAAGAGGTGAAAAGAATGAAAAGCTTACGATATAAGAATTATTATACCGGAAATAATAGGAATAAACGAAAACTATTGAAAGAAAGAAGTAAAAAAAGTACAAGTAATGAACAAAGAAAAATTGAACTAGCAAGGAAAATGTCTATAAAAGAAAGATATGAAAATTTAAAAAGAATTTCAACATCTTTCGTAGAACGACTTTTAGATGATGAAATTCCAATAATGATTGATGATATTCCTACTTTGATTAAATTAATAGAAATAAATATAAATCATTATCATACGGGTATCCAGTCCCGTAATCCTTTCAGAAGTTTATAAGCTTTCTTCATAGAAGAATTTTCTTCAAGAAAAAGCATTCCTTCTAGAGTCAGGCTTAAATGGTCAAGATTATAAACAGGTTTAGATAATAAAAAATCAGGAATTGGTTTTTCTACTCCTTGTATTAGACCTGCATCAAGTAGGTTGAATATAATTAAATCCAATCTATGAGCAGATAGTTTTAAACCATTAAAACTTTCAGGATATGAAAATATCTTAGTTTCAAATCCTGTATCAATTATTTTAAGGATTTTATAGATAACAATAGAATATTTCGGATCCTCATAAAAATCCATAATAAAACACCTCCTTTCATATAAGATATGTGGCAACATTATTATACCCCGAAAGGAAGTAAATTAAAAAAAATTAAATAATACGTATATTAATATAGGAAGGAGTGATAAAAATGAAAAATTTGCAAATATTCAGTAAAGAAAATTTGGGAAGTGTAAGAACAATATTGGTGGATAACAAAGTATGGTTTTGTATAAAAGATGTTTGCGACATATTAGAATTAACAAATCCTACTGTTGTGGCTAAAAGACTAGATGAAGATGAGAAGGCTAAGTTTGACTTAGGGTTAAAAAATGGAGAATTAACTAACTTCACAAATGAAAGTGGATTATATAATCTAATTTTGCGAAGTGACAAAAAGGAAGCAAAACCATTCATAAAATGGATAACAAAAGAAGTTATACCTACAATAAGAAAGACAGGTATGTATGCTAATCAAAAATTATTGCTGACACCAAGTGAAATGAGACTAAAAATAAAATACTATGACTCAAAAAGCCGAGTGTTCAACAGTATTAATAGGCTTCTGAACAATGACCACATGACAGAGGAGCTAAGAAATGCCCTGACTGGAAATATCAAGGACATACTTAGTAATGATGACAATCTGATTCAGACAAGGGCTCAACAGGACAATGAGGAATGGGACAGAAATGATCTGACTGACAAACTGAGGGACTTTGTGAAGACATATGGAGTAAAGGACAGACCTACAAAGGAAGCATATGAGCATTTTATAAAACTGTATGGAGTGGACATAACTATTACTAAATTCAGTCGGGAATTAAGAAAGCTAGGGCATGATATAAATGCAAAAAATGTAAATGGAAGAACTAAAAGGGTATTTGTTAATTAAGATTTTAATTATGAAGGTATAAGAGCCAAACATATTTTTGTGTTGGGCAAATATTACAAAGGAGAGGATGTTATGAATGCAAACGTGCCACTGGAACTGGTGGCTGAAAAAATAGGGGAATGTGTAGATTTCGTAAGGATAAATCTACAGCAGGGAACTTTATTGGTGGATGGACTGCCAGTAGGATATGCATATAAGAAAAAAGATGGGAACAAAAATTATAGTTACGTAGTAGATCCTATAAGATTTACTAAATATCTAAAGCAGCTGGAAGAAGCAAATAAAATATTATATGGCACTGTATAAAAATGAAACTAAAAAATAAAGGAGGAAATGAAATGACAACTAGATTCAAAAAAATATCACTATGGTATTCAATATTTATACTTACATTAGTTTTAAATCAATCTAATGCTGCAAGAAAAGACAATGTAGTTATAACTGTTATTTATGGTCTATGGATATTATTGTTAGTTATAACATGGATATATTTTAAGGAAACAAAATGGGAAGATTAATTATGAAAGGAGGTGGATATTTCAAGGAGATAAGAAAAACATATAAGGATGATATGTTGATATTACCTGTGAGACGTAAAAGCCCTGTATATAACGATTACAGTAATCTTGCAGTAGTAAATAAGGAAATCATTCCAAATGAAGTTTATTTTGACGGGGCTGAGGAAGGAATTGACTGTCCGTGCTGTGGCGACAGATGGAGCAGATTGAATGAATGGGACACAAAAGAAAAAATCTACATTTACGAAAACTTGGATGAATTTGAAAAATCCAAACTTAAAAGATTTAGATATTATGTGATTCTTTCAGAACTAAAAAAAGCCGATACTGGCAATATCGACTGATTATAAAATTATTCACTGAAAGTATAGCACTAACGAAAGGAAAAATCAATATGGTAACTGGTAATTTAAAAATAAATACAAATAATCTACCCGTTGAACGGGAAAAAACTATAGAAAACAGAATAAAAAATTATCTCAAAAAAAATAATATATATTATTTTAAAGTGCATGGGAACGGTTTTCAGAGAGTAGGTATCCCTGATATAGTCGCATGCATAAACGGAAAATTTACAGGAATTGAAGTAAAGCGACCAGGTGGAAAACCTTCTCCTTTACAAATAGCGAATATAGAGCAGATAAGAAATAACGGAGGAAGTGCAGAAATAGTATATTCATTTGAAGAAGCCAAACAGTTTATTGATTCAGTATTAGGAAAAAAGGACAGTGTTAGGGAAAGGACAAAATAAATGATAGATAACAGAATGCTATATGACTATCAGAAAGAAGTACTGGAATCAAGCAGTAAAAACTATCTATATCCACTTGATACTGGGACTGGAAAAACACTGATAGGACTACACCATTATCTGAAATATGCTGAAGGAAAGAAACTGTTAATTGTAGCTCCAGCTGCGAAAGTAAAAGAAAAAGGCTGGGAAAGAGAAATAACGAAAATAACAGAATATTACCAACTAAGTCCAATAATATATCAGATAATATCTTATGAAAGCCTTCATAAAGTGGATGTTTTAAATTTATCAGATACTTACATCATATTTGATGAATGCCATTATGCCAAAAACTACAAGGCAAAGCGTTCTAAACTGGCATTAAAAATATCAAGATTAGCGTATGGATTTGTACTACTATCAGCAACCCCGGCAAGTAATGGATGGATTGATACGGTCAACTACTTTGTAATGATGGAATTATATCCAAATTCAACAAGAATGCTGAGAGAAAATGCAATCTATGAAGAACAGTATTTTGGAATAACTAAAGTAAGAAAAATATCAGGTTGGAAAAATGAAAGGCTTCTGAAGGCACTTTTTAACAAGATATCCTCAAGAGCATTAAAAAAAGAAGAATGTCTTGAATTGCCTGGAATAACATTTGAATGGGTGCATTTTAAAGAAAGCAAGGCATATAGAACAATTAAAAAAGACAGGATATATGAAAATGAACTCTATGACACAATGTCTAAACTGATAGCGGGATTAAGATTAAATACTAATATACAGGACAAGCTGAACTATCTAAAAATGCTCAAGGAATCTACTGAAGACAATATCCTTATATTCTATAATTTTGAAAAAGAATATGAAGAAATATCAAAAATATTGAAAGTAGATTATGTTGTAAAAGGTGGAAAATATCACATCCCTGAACATTCCGAATTCAAAAAAATAAAAAATACAGTAACATTAGTACAAATTCAGGCGGGAGCCGCGGGAATTGAACTCCAGTACTGCAATACAGTAATATTCTTTACCCCGACATGGAGCTATCAGAACTATGAACAGGCACTAGGAAGAGCATATAGAAATGGACAAGAGAACAAAGTAACAGTATATAAATTCAGAGCTGATGGAACAATAGAGGAAGATGTATACGAGGCACTGGAACAGAAAAAGGACTTTACAGAGCAATTATTTTTAAGAACACTAGGTGAGGTTAAAAATTGATAAATCAAAAACTAATAAAACTAATAAAACAGGAGGAAAACAATGTTACAAGAAGCAATAGTAAATATATTAATAAACAAAATGAAAGCCCAATATGATTTGGATCACTATGTTATAGCTGAAAAACATATCAAAAAGGACAGTATAAAAATAAAATTTGTACTGGGAACTGTAAGCAATACAGTTGAACGTAAGAAAGTATCAAACGGAAATGTAGCTTATTACAACATACTGGATAAGAGCTACAGAGAACAGGTTACAGAGAACAGTTTTGTACAGAAGTATCAGGACAGAGAAAATTTTAATGATATGAGCGACTGGACAGAAAAACAGATTAAGACATTATGTGAGGATATAGCTGAAGAAATAATAATGGAAAATACAAATAAGGAAAATAAAGGAAATCAATATTATGGAAATTCTAATAATACAATGAGGGATGCAGAAATTGTTGAAGATGAAAAAGATGAAGAAGATGAAGAGCCTTATGATACTTCCAAGGCAATAGGGTATAAGAATGACAAAGAAAAGGAAAGAGAAGAGAAAAGAGAAGAGGAGGAAGGAAATGAATAATACAGAAAATAACTACAATACTGATGACAAAAATGTAACTGAAAACAGGGAGAAATATGTAGGAGGAAGTGACCTTCCAGCATTACTTAATATAAGTGATTACAAGACACAATTTGAACTGGCAAAAGAAAAAGCCGGGATAACTAAAATAGAAAGTATTGGAAGTGAATATACCAAATATGGGCATTTAATGGAACCTCATATAAGGGAATATATAAACAATAAATTTGGATATAACTTTGCCCCAGCTACTAATATTGATAACAAATTAGGTATAAGAAGTAACTGTGACGGACTGGATCCTGAAGCAAAAACTTTACTTGAAGTAAAAACAAATAAAGGTGATCTGGAAATGGAAGACCTTGAAACATATATAGTTCAGATTCAGTTATATCTATACCAGTTCAATGTTGAAAGCTGTATTCTTACACAATATAAGAGACCTGAAGATTTTTACAGAGGGATACTTTTTGAAGAACAGCATGAGGATAAATATTTCAATACTGAATTCTATCCGGAAAACATTACAACAATAACTGTTATAAGAAATGAAGAAAAAATTAAGAAGATCCTAAATGAAATATCATTATTCTGGAAAAGGGTAGAACAACTGAAAGAAAATCCTGAAATGACAGAAATAGAATATTATACATCTGTTCCAGTGAACGGTCT